TATTGCAATAGCTATTGTAGCAACAATAGTTTGGGGTATAGTTAAGATCAACAAACAAAAACAACAAATTGGCGGCTTAAACCAACAACTAGACGGAATTTATCGATATATTGATGATCGTTTTAGTGGAGTTTATAGTAATCTAGATGATAGAAGTAGATGGATCAATGAACGTCTAGATAAAAATGATGAAAGTGTGGATAGACGATTTAACGAAGTTTATTCATATGTTGATTCACGCATCGACAAAGCTACATCTGGCTTAAATGGTGCAAAACAAGTAATTAAAGGATAATAATAATCAGTTCAAAGAACCCCATTTTTTTATCTATATAATGTTATTGTTCCATATTCAATACCGTATTGACCTTTTATATCTCTGTATGTTATATAATAAATATACGCGTCTTGAGGCGTGTTAATGCCTTCCCATACTTGATTTATGTCTAATGTATGGAATATTACTTTTCCCCAACGGTTATATATTGTTATGTCTATGCTTTCTATGTATTGGCCTTTTACGCCCCAAACATCGTTTAAATTGTCGTTATTTGGTGTAAAAGATGTTGGTACGTATAATGCTGGTATTCTACAAGGTACTACGTTTATAACGTATTTTTGCACGTTAGAATTACATAATTCGTTTTGGGTTTGAACATATATGGTGTAATTTCCTGGTTTTGTATATTCTAGTGTGATGTTTTCTGTGTTGTATACTTTGTATAATATATTATTATAGTATATTTTCCAGGTGTATATGCAGTTTGGAGTACCTAGTGAGTAATAAGTGAATGTATTGTTATAATCAGAACATAGTTCTATTGTTTGATCTTGTGAGTATACATTAAGGGTAACTAATGTGAGTAATAATATTATTATGTTTTTCATGTTAGTTATGCTCTATTGGTAATAATGTTGGTTGAGGAAGTACATTAACAGATGTTACTTCGGTAAAAACACAACCTGCATTAGTATATGTATATGTTAAATTAAAAGTGCCTGGGCCACTATTAGTTGGACAAAACTCATTGTTGACTGCATCAACACCTGGACCACTCCAAGTTCCTCCTGCTGGTATTGCTGATAATGCTACGCAGTTAGAGCTTTCACACATATCTACTAAGGATATTAGAGTAGGATCTACATTATATATAAAGACATCTAATGATACTAAAGGACTTACACAACCTATGCTGTTTATAGCTTGTACTTGTATTGCATTAATAATTAAGCCTGGATTTGCTCCTGACCAATCTACTTGTATTTGATTTGTGTTTTGGCCACTTACTAATATACCTGGTGGTATAACTGTCCATAAGTATGTTAATCCTAGGGTCTGTGTTACATTATATATAGATCCGTTTGTTTGGTAACATACCGTATCTGGGTTTATTGTTGTGAATTGTGCAAGTACTAAACTTGGTAGTAATGTTAGAAATAATAGTAGTTTTCTCATAGTCAAAAATGTTTGTTCCAGTATTTTGGTGGTATTGTTTTTATTTGGTCTCGTAGACTTTTTAGATACTTTAGAAGTTTCTTTTTAAATTTTTTGTTTTTGCTTTTTTTAGACATTAGTTGTGATTTATGCTTGTTATATTTGGTAATGTTATATTTATGGTACCATTATAAATTGTAAATGGGTTTGTTGGACAAGAGTTATTAATCCAATTACCCCAATCTCCATCTGCGCCTGCTGTTACTTGTATGAGTAGATTCTGCGGTGTACAAACATTTGCAACTGTTACATGAAAACAAAATGACCAAATACATGAACCTGAATCACCCCAATCGTCTGCTGGGTTACCATTTAATGGGCCATTGATACCAGAGTCAAAAAACCAACCAGGACCAATCATTCCTGCAGGTGTGAAATTGTTAGTTATCCAAACCCAGTTACCGCTACCGCCTTGACAATTAGTTGGTGGTCCAACTTGTTGTAGATTAGTCCAACCTGGACCTAAGTTTATGTCGAAACCCTCTAGCCAATTTGAACCAACATTTAATCCAGGCCAACCATTCATTGTGTAACACACGGTTACTGTAGTACCTGGGTTATATCCTAAAGCTGGAGGAGGAGGATTTAATGTGAATGATTGTGTACCAACACATTGGGAATAACTTATTTTATAAAGTAAAAGAAATATTATAAATAATTTTTTCATACTAATAAATATAAGTTAACTTGATTAGATTAACAAACTTAATATATTTATAAATATGAAAACAATAATTTTAACCCTAATTACAGCCGCGGTTATTTTAACTTCATGCGGTGGAGCGACAGAATCAACAGTTTCTACTGCTGATTCAACTCAAACTGTAGATACAGTTTGTGTAGACACTATTTGCGTAGATTCAATTTATATTGATTCTGTAGCAGAGTAACATTAATTCCCCCACATTTTTAAGTGGGGGTTTTTTAAAAAAAATATAAAATTATGGATCTAAATAAAATATTCAATAATTTTTTTGATAATACTGAAGATAATGATGAGACTTCATTATTATTAGATTTTTCAGAACATCCACTTTATTGGATTAGTGGATTTGTTAAAGTGATAAATAATCATACTTTTTTTACTAAATTAAATAAAAGAAATTTTTCTAAAATAGATCCTTCTATTAAAATAGAGGAAATTGAAAGAATTAGTGATTCTTTACTTTATGAGAAAGCTTGGGGTTATATAAAAGGTATAAAGTTAGAAAATCCAATGCATGTAGATAGTCTGAGAATTAAAGCAGATGATAAATTAATTTCCTCGTTAGTAGAAACTATAAAATACTTTGAAAGTATAGAAGAATATGAAAGATGCGCGTTTTTAAAGAAAATTGAAGAAAAAGTTAAAGACTTTTAATTTAAGTTTGGCCTTAAGATTTTTATAACGTATATTTAAATTACGGGTTTTGAGAAAATGTAGTAATATGAGGAAATGTGAGATGTAGAAAAGTAGAGGAATATAACGGGTAGGTAATAATATAAATAAACATAAAAACAAATGAAACACAGAGAAGCAGTTCTTAAAAAGTTAGACAGTATGGATTCTAACTTGAACAAATTAAACATGACCTTAAACCAAGGTGATCGTCAAACCGCTTATGAATTAACTGAATCACTCAGGGAACAAATTGAGCAAATTAAAGGATATATCGAAAACGAATCTATTCAAGGCTCAGAATTAAATAGATTCTAAAAATTTAAAAATAAAAGTTATGAAATTATCAGCAGAACAAATCCAACAAAACTGGATCATATTTGAAGAAATAATAAAAACACACATTTCTGAACCTCGTTGTTCTAAATTATTAGAATTTTATTCAAAGTATTCAGAACGTATTATCTTAATGCCAGCATCACATAAAAAAGAATACCATAATGCATTTCCAGGAGGTTATGTAGAACATGTTCTTCGAGTTGTAGATTGTGCATTAGCATTAAATGAAGTCTGGGTTCAGTTTGGGGTTGATTCTTCAACATATACCAAAGAAGAATTAGTATTTGCAGCTTTAAATCATGATTTAGGCAAAATGGGAGATGAACAAAATGAGTCATATCTACATCAGACTGATCAGTGGCGTAAAGAAAAACTTGGTGAAGACTATAAATTTAATGATAAACTTGAATATATGTCTGTACCAGATCGTGGTTTACATTTATTAATATCTCATGGTATTGAGTTTTCCAAAAACGAGATGTTAGCTATTAAATTACATGATGGTTTATATGATGAAGCCAACAAACCGTATTTAACCGGTTGGTTACCAGAACAAAAACCTAGAACGTCTTTAATTTATATTTTACATCAAGCTGATTTAATGGCCTCTAGAATTGAATTTGAAAGAGAATGGTTCCCAAAATTTAAAGGTAATTTGCCAACTCAAGAAAAGAATTTTATATTAGGTGAGAAAAAAAATGAAACCAAAAAAGTACCTATTAAAACTAAAGCTCTAAGTAATATTAAGAGTGAAAGTTTAAAAAACGTTATGGGGGATTTTTTTCAATAATTAAATAATTTATAAACAAATAAAGGTTGTAGCGAAAGTTACAACCTTTTTTAATTTAAAACAACATGATATTAACAATTATTACTCTTTTATTATTAATCTGTGTATTAGGTTATACTAGTTATAATCTTTTAAAAAAAAATGAAAAATGTGAAGATATTATTCTTTCATACGAAGAACATTTATCTGCTTTATCTGAGTTAATAGTTTTCTCAGATAAAAAATTAAAAGAAATAGATACAAAAGGATCATTTGAAAGTGATGATGAAGTAGGATTCTTTTTTAAACATATTCTTTTCATACAAGAAGAATTAAATAAATTTAAAACAAACAAAGATGTCTAAAAATTACTTTACTCAAGACACAGAAGATGCTATTATTGCTTATAATTTAAGTAATAACCCTGCTGAAAAAAGTAGAATATATGATGAAAAAATCCATTATGCTTTTTTTAAATTAACTCAAACAATAATTCATACTTTTAAATTTTATCATACAGAAGTTGAAAATATTGAAGATCTACAACATGAGATTATAATATTTTTATTATCAAAAATTCATAAATTTGATCCATCTAATGGAGCTAAAGCTTATTCTTATTTTGGGACTATTGTTAAACGCTGGTTAATTTTATATAATGATAAAAATTATAAAAAGAAAATAAATTCATCACCTATAGAAATATTAGAGGAAGACAATTCACATACATATACTATAGATGAAAATAATTCTCCTAGCGATAAATTATCCCACAATGATAAAATAGCATTATTCACAGATTTATATATTGAATATTGTACCAATAACATTTATATTTTATTTCCACCTAAATATGATAAAATAACAAACGAGTATAATTATGAAAATGCTAAAATAGCTGATGCTATATTAGAATTATTTAGAAAAAGAGAACACATTCCTATATTTAATAAAAAAGCATTATACATCTATATAAAAGAAATAATAGATGCTAAAACACCTAAAATTACTAAAATAGCTGATAAATTATATGAAATTTTTAAAAAAAATTATATTCTTTATTTAGAAAATGGATATATTAAATTTTAAAAAGCTTATATTTATAATAAATGTAATATTATGGAAAATTTAGAATCAAATATATTTGGTGGTAAAAAATTTAAAGATTTATTAGAAGAGATATATAATAATCAAAAGAAAAAAGAAAAACAAATATCTACTCTAATTAGTGAGTTAAAACCTATGGTACAAGAAATAGGTGATGCAACATTAATTGTTCCTTTAATTAAAGAATATCTAGAAATAGGAGTTAGAAATGATGAACAATTAATTAAAATGGCTACTATTATACAACGATGTTTAGCAAATAGTACCCCAGGAAGTGATAATTTTTCTATTTCTGAATCAGAGAAAGCCCAACTATTAAATGAAATAAATAAATTAAATGATAAATCTCAATAATGAGTTTGTTTGAAGCTAATAGGTATTTAAAAATACTCCCGGTTAGAGTTGAAAGTATTGTTTTAGATGAATCACATCCTAGATTTAAAGAATTAGGAGAATGGAATAGTCTTGGTACAATTGAATATACTGTAGTTGATAATCCTAATAAATTAAATCTATTACCTATAGCCAGTCCTATTAGTTCTAATATTAAAAACTATCCTTTAATAAACGAAATAGTTTATTTAATATCATTACCTGATAATAATATTGGAAATAATAATACATCAAAAAAACAATATTATTTAAATATTATAAGTTTATGGAATCATCCTCACCATAATGCTTATCCTGTTAATCCAAATAATCCTCCTGAAGCACAACAAAAAGATTACACCCAAACAGCAGCAGGAAGCGCTAGAAGAGTCACAGATGATTCTACAGAGATTTTCTTAGGAAAAACATTTAAAGAAAAAGCAGATATTCATCCCTTACTACTATTTGAGGGAGATTTTATAACAGAAGGTCGTTGGGGTAATTCTATTCGTCTAGGTAGCACAGTTAAAAATACACCTAATAACTGGTCAAGTGTGGGTACAAACGGAGATCCAATTATTATACTTAGAAACGGGCAAGGCCAACAATCACCAGAAGGGTGGATTCCTATAGTAGAAGATATAAATAATGATGACTCTTCTATATATATAACAAGCACTCAAAAAATACCAATAGAAGCATCCAGCGTAAGTTATGTTAGTTATACAGACGAACAACCAGTAGCCCCAAATGAATACTCAGGTAAACAAATAGTCTTAAACTCAGGTCGATTATTATTTAATACTGTTGATGACCATATAATGTTCAGCGCAGCTAAATCTATAAATTTAAACGCTAAGGACTCAGTTAATATAGATACAACTAAATTTATTACTCAAGCAGATAACATATATTTAGGTAAAGAAACTCAAGCTACTGAACCGCTATTGTTAGGAAACTCAACGGTTAATGTGTTAAATACATTATTAGATACTTTAACTCAATTAGGAACAGCTTTAACTTCAGCTATCACTACACCTGCAGTTTTAGGAGCTCCATCTTCTATACCATCATTACAATCATTTGGCCCAATATTAAGTTCTAATATATCTGTGTTAAAAGCTCAATTAGAAACTATAAAATCTAAACGTAATTTTACTGTGTAATGGCTACTAAATTATCATATATACCCCCAAAGCCTAAGTTAACTCCTAAACAAGTTAATGAACAAACAGATGTTGATAAAAAGAAAAATGAGAAGGCTAATTTAATTTCTACATTAATATCTAAATTAAATGGATGATAAAACTGCTATTCTTATAAGACAAAAAGGTCAAGATCTATTATTACAATTAATTCCTATTATAGTAGAGACTGCCACAGAATTAGGTATCAAAAATATAGGTTTACCTAATATTAATTACCCGGATTCATGTCCATCTAAAGAACAACTAGATAAAGCTTTAAGAATAAGAAATCAACTAGTTGATAAATTAAATAAAACTAGTAAAACTATTGAGATTTTAAGTAAGCCTTTAAATACTTTAAATACTATTGTAACAACAACAACTACAACTTTAGATACTGTAAATATAGCTATAACAACAGCTAAAGCAGCTATTCCTTTACTTCCAACGCCTACTCCTGGAGCCCCAGACCCAGGAAACTCGGCCTTAGTTACTTTAGATACATTAAATGAACTTAAAAAAGATAAATTAGATCCAAAAATAAAATTAACTAAAATTATAATTTCTAGCATTTCCGCTGCTTTAGATATTACAAATAAAGTTTTAACAAGTCTTATTCAATTGTTAAAATCATTAGATTTCTTATTATTAAAATGTAACACATCTGAAGATCAATTAACTCCTTTTAATGAATATTTAAATAATATAGAACAGAATCAACAACAAGTTCAAGCATTAAATAGTGATTCTAATTTGTCTTCTATATATAAAGGATTTACATTAGAAATAATTGAGAAACAATATTCTCCAACTGTGAAACAAATTCAAGCTGTAGCTAAAAATCCTCAAGGTATAATTTTATTACAAACCCCATTATCATTTACTACTACTCCTCAAGTTTTAATTGAAGAACTTAAACTAATAATTGATAATAATAATTTAAAAGCTTATTAATTTCAATATTTATAACAAATGAAAGCAGACATATTAAAAAAATTTATTAAAGATGCTGTTAGAGAAGCAGTACAAGAAGAGTTAAAAGATATCTTATTAGAAGCTTTTAAAAGTAATAAACAAACTATAAGAGAATCTAATGATAGAACTTTAAATTTTAATACAAATTCTATACCACATCAACCAGCTTCTAAACCTAGTATAAATCCTAAACAAGCATATATGGAAATTTTAGGAGATATAGCTAAAGGTCCTAAATCTGGATTTGAAGGAGAATTTAAAGTACAAGGTAATGTAGATCCAATTAATGGATCTTTACCTGAAGGACAATTAGGATTAGATCAAATAATGGGTTTAATACATAAGTAATGGCATTTGGAGCAAAAAAAATATTCCCAATTGATACTAAACCTGGAACAGCAGTGGGAATATCTATTCCATTTAATGCTCCATCTGTTTTTTTCTCAACATATGCAACTAAAGATGCTATTAGAAATAATTTATTAAATTTTTTTCTAACAAATTCCACAGAAAGATATTTAAATAATAATTTTGGAGCTAATTTAAGAGAATTTATTTTTGAACAAATTAACTCAGATAATATAAGTTCTTTAAAAGAAAATGTTCAATCTTTAATAAATACACATTTTATTAACATAAAAGTAGAGCAATTAGAAGTATTAGAGAATCCAGACTATAATGAAATAACAATTAATATAACTTACAGTATAATTAATACTGGGGTAACAGATCAAGTACAAATTTCGTTTACATAATGGCTGTAAAAAATATAAAATATTTAAATAAAGACTTTAGTGAGTTTAGAGCTAATCTAATTGATTATGCCAAAACTTATTTTCCTACAACATATAATGATTTTAGCCCAGCATCACCAGGAATGATGTTTATTGAGATGGCTTCATATGTTGGAGATGTTTTATCGTTTTATCTTGATAATCAAGTCCAAGAAAATTATTTACAATTTGCTCGTCAATCTAATAATTTGTTTGAATTAGCTTACATGTTTGGGTACAAACCCAATGTAACAGGTATAGCTACAACAGATATTGATTTTTTCCAAAAAGTTCCAGCAAAATTATCTGGATCTACATACATTCCAGATTTTGATTATGCTTTATATATAGCTGAGAATTCAACAGTCTCGTCGACTAGTGGTACTTCATTTTTAGTTGACTCGCCTATTGATTTTACAATATCTAGTTCATTAGATCCTACTGAAGTCACAATATATGAAGTATCAGGTAACAACCCCAGTTATTTTTTATTAAAAAAAACACGCAAGGCTATATCTGCTACTATAAATACAAAAACATTTACATTTGGATCTCCTATTAAATTTTCAACAGTAGAGATAAATTCTCAAAATATTGTTGGGGTATTAGATTGTGTAGACTCTGAGGGTAATGTATGGTATGAAGTAGATCATTTAGGACAAGAAATGATTTTTGATTCAATTAAAAATACAAACATCAATGATCCTAATTTGTCTCAATATAGTGGAGATACCCCATATTTATTAAAATTAAAAAAAGTACAACATAGATTCACTACTCGCTTTAAAAATTCTACAACACTACAAATACAGTTTGGATCAGGTATAACATCTGATTCTGATGAAGTAATTGTACCTAACCCAGATAATTTAGGTATAGGGTTACCATTTGAACAAACTAAATTAACCACAGCTTATTCACCTGTTAATTTTTTATTCACTGATACTTACGGAATAGCGCCTTCTAATACTACTCTAACGTTTAGATTTTTAACAGGGGGAGGAGTATCATCTAATGTATCCTCTAATACTTTAACATCATTAAATGGTAATATTACTTTTTTAAATAATACTCTTAACTCAGCTACTGCTAATGATGTATTTACTTCTTTAGCTGTGACTAATCCACGAGCAGCTAATGGAGGAGGAGATGGAGATTCAATAGAAGAAATAAGACAAAACTCATCAGCCAATTTCGCTAGTCAATTACGTAATGTAACTCAAAATGATTATCTTGTTAGAACTTTAAGTATGCCTGCAGAATATGGAGTTATATCTAAAGCATATATTGAACCTGTTAAAGCACAAAGTATTTCTGCTGGAGAATCAAATGCTATTTTAGATTTATATGTCTTAACATATGATATTAATAAAAAATTAACAACAGCATCTCCAGCATTAAAACAAAACATTATTACTTATCTATCTGAATATAGAATGATAAATGATTCTATAAATATAAAAGATGGATTTGTTGTTAATATTGGTGTTGACTTTGATATAATTGTTTTACCTAATTATAATAATAATAATGTCTTGACAAGATGTATCTCGGCTTTACAAACATACTTTGATATAAATAAATGGCAAATAAATCAACCAATAATACTAAGAGAATTATTTATTCTTTTAGATAAAATAGAAGGAGTTCAAACTATAAAAAATATTGAAATATATAATAAAGTAGGAGTAAATTTAGGTTACTCTCAATGGGCGTATGATATTAGCGGAGCTACTAAAAATGGAATAATTTATCCATCTTTAGATCCTATGATCTTTGAAGTAAAATATCCAAATACAGATATCTCCGGTAGAACAGTATCATTATAAAAAACAATGGCAATATATAAAATTTTTCCTACTCAAGACGCGACACTATACTCTATCTCCCCAGAAATGAATACTGGGTTAGATGAAATACTAGAAGTATCTTTAAAAGTAGGCGACATAGGGACTCCAGCCCCACAATCTAGCAGATTTTTAATACAATTTGACACAGATGAGTTAGTTAACTTAATTACTACTAAAATATCCAGTTCATCGTGGCAGTCTAATCTAAGATGTTTTATAGCTAAAGTAAATGCGCTAAACTTAGATACTACATTAGAGGTATATCCCGTTTCTCAATCATGGAATATGGGAACTGGAAGATTTGAAAGTTCCCCAGAAATACAAAATGGAGTTAGTTGGATTTGGCGAGACTATCAAGGTGGTACTCCTTGGACAACAGGTTCATTTGCTCCTTTTTCTACAGCTTCTTTTTCTTCATCTGTAGATCCTGGAGGTGGTACTTGGTATGTGACTGGATCTTTAAGCGGTTCACAAACTTTTAGCTATTATGGTGATAAAAATTTAAATATTGATACAACAAATATTGTAAAAACTTGGTTTAGTAGTTCATTTTTTAATATTAATAACTTTCCAAATAATGGTTTTATTGTTAAGCAAAAAGATGAATTTATAGATAATGAAAATGTTCAACCTAAAATAAGTTATTTTTCTGTAGATACAAATACTATCTATCCACCATGTTTAGAATTTAAATGGAATGATGTCACTTTTAATACTGGTTCTTCAACTAACACTGTAATCACTGCTTCTCAATTTGTTATTACTATAGGAAATAACGCAAATGTTTTTTATCCTGAAAGTATAAACAAATTTAGAGTATATTCTCGCCCTGAATATCCGGCTAGAGTATTTTCAACTTCATCATATTTTACACAAAACTATTATTTACCAACTAGTTCATATTATGCTATAAAAGATGCATATACTAATGAGTATGTGATAGATTTTGATACTACTTACACTAAACTAAGTATGGATGAAGTGAGTAGTTATTTTACATTATATATGGATGGGTTAGAACCAGAACGTTATTATAAAATTCTTATTCAAACAACAGTAAATGGTGATACTGTAGTAGTTAGTAATGATAATTATTTTAAAGTAGTAAATGGATAAAATAAATTTAAATAAAAAAGTATATTCCAAAAACCAATACGAAAAAGTTATAGATACTAAATTTTCTCAGCTAGCTATATCTCCCTCAGAAATAACAACTGCTGAACCTATTATAAGTGTTGAAGAGTTTTTTCAGAATTATACTCAATTGTTTTTTCAAATTCCTAAATTGGGTGAGACTAATTCTCATGAATATTTAATAAAAACTAGTTCTGAGTATATAAATATTGACTTAATAAATAATGATATTCAAGCGTTGATTGATGAGATAAATATCTTACGACAGCAAAATTTAGAATTAAACCAACAAATTATAGATCTACAATCTAAATAAAAATGGAAAGAATAATAAATATACAAAACGTAGATCCTGAAACTTTTCAACTACAAACATATACTGAAGAAGATACATCTCTTATCTCAAATACAGAAATAGATATAGTTTTTGATCCAAGCCAAGATTATTTAGAGTACTTTATTTTAGACTTAAACCAAAACATATTATATAGTAACACAGCTGGATATCCTCGCTACCAAATTCAAGATAATAATGTAGTTATTGATCCTCAAAAAGATTTAGAAATACAGGGGTTTGTAGAAGGCCAATATTATACAATATATAATTTTTTAAAACGAAAACTATCATCTTCTCCAAATCAAGTTCTATATATTCAAGATATAAGTACAGATAGAACAGAATTAAGATTAAATACTACTCAAATATCTAATTTAGATATAGTTGAATTAACAACTCAATTAGCAGTTGATATTAATGATGCTTCTAAGTCATATCAAGATTTTTACTTAAATTTTGGTAATAACAGATTAATTATAGCTACAAATATAGCTTTAGACAATACAACCCCAGATGATCCTACAGTTCTAATTAAATTATATGAACCTTTACCTAATGAATTTACATATCAATCTCAATGTTGGGTAGTAGAACAAGTAGCAAATTCTAAAGCATATCAAATAGAACTGCTTACGGTTTTTAGTGTTGATGAACCATTAAATTATCTTCAAGGCCCAAACTACAATTTAAATATAAATGACCAAACAAATAATTCAACATCTTATCAAAATTATAATGGATTAACACAAAATACATCTACATTAGGTTCAGGAAGTTTATTATTTCAAATAAATAGTTTATTAATTGAAAAAGGAATAGAAATAAATATAGATTATACTGATTACTCTGAATTTATTCATTTTTCATCAGCTTTAACTAGGTTAGAAAATTTTTACTATAAGTTATCTCTAATTGAACAATACACAGTTAGTAGTAGTTTATCTAATACTACACCAAATAATAATTATATTTCTAGTAGTCAAATTATTTGGGATAATAAAATAAATGATATCATCACTAATTTTGATGGATATGAATATTATTTATATTTTAGTTCTGAGAGTCATGCTTGGCCAAAAACCAATTCAACTCCACCATATATAAATTATTCTACCATATCAGCCACAGCTATCAATTGGTTTACAGCTCAATCTACATCGGCTTCATTATATGACTCAGAAAATAATAATGCTTTAACAAATACTATTCCTTCTTATTTAAAAGAAGATCCAACTAATCTTCAATATGAGTTATTTTTACAGATGGTTGGACAAAATTTTGATAATGTTTGGATATATTTAAAAGATATAACTAACAAATTTGACGCTGATAATAGATTAAATTATGGTATATCTAAAGATATTGTAGCTCAAGCTATTCGAGATTTGGGAGTAAATCTATACCAAAATAATTTCTCAGAGTCAGATATTTATGCTGCTTTAATAGGTTTAACAGTTTCTGGAAGTACATTATTAGTCCCATACGCTACAAGTAGTTTACCAACTCCTACAGGATATGAGTATATAAATACTTATGTGACTGCATCTAATACTCAAGAACCATTAGATGATGTCAATAAAGAAATATATAAACGAATTTACCATAACTTACCAGCTTTATTAAAAAAGAAAGGTACCCCTGAAAGTTTAAGATTACTAATAAACATATATGGTATTCCTGATACTATATTTAGAATAAACGAATTTGGAGGTAAATCTAATGATATAACAAATACTTGGGATAATTTTCAAAACCAATTTAATTATAGTTTTACAACTGATGGAACAGGATATGTATATATTCCTACGAAAAATTCAGGTTTTGGAGGTACATTACAAGGAGCATACATGTTTAGATTTAAAACTTCTGGAGTCCCAATCACCACAGGATTTTCACAAAGTTTATTAAGATACGAAACATCAGTAGGAGATGTATTCACTGTTGTACTAGAATACACAGGTTCAGGATACGCATCAGGATCTTATTCTGGATCAATTATAGATCCATACTATCAATATGGAACATTAAAATTACTAAGAAGCACAAATTCAGCTAGTTTATACTTACCGTTTTTTGATGGAGGATGGTGGTCAGTTTTAGTTAATGCTTCTACAAATACTGGAATAGTAGATAGAGGAATATATGCTGGAAATAGTATATATGATGGATATGATGGTAATAATGTTGGATTTTATGATAAATCTATTGGATTTAGTGTAACAAATAATTTTAATAATTCTCATAGCTTATCATTACCTACTTCTGGTTCTTTAACACTAAACGGAAAGACATATACTCCATTTTCTGGATCTTTTCAAGAATTAAGATATTATAATACTTATTTAAGTGAAAGTACATTTTATGATTTTATAATGAATCCTTATTCAATTGAAGAAAACAAAATAGGAGATTATGATTCTAAAACATACTCCCTTAAATTTAGAGCACCATTAGGATCAGTTTTAGATAATAATACAAGTCAAACTACCCGAACATCTATTCATCCTTCTGTAACCGGATCTTATTCTTCCGTTTCTTCTTTTGTTGTAGGAAGTTCATATTATTTAAGCGGTTCATTTACTTTTGAACCCAATACTGAAACAACATATCAAGATCAATTCTCAGCGGGTATTAAAAACGCTATCACTGAAAAAATAAAAATTGTAAACACAGTATACCCATCTGGAGATACTTTATCTCCATACATTTCTATACAACAAACTTCGCATGTAAGTGAAAGTTTTAATAAAGATATAAATTATGTTGAAGCAGGTTTTTCACCTCAAGATGAAATTAATGATGATATTATATCTCAACTTGGCTCTTTCAATATAGGTGAGTATATTGGTGATCCAAGACAAGTATCATCTTCATTAACATATTATCCTGATTTTAATCGATTAAGAGATAGCTATTTTACAAAATATATAAGTAATTACAATTTGTGGGATTACATAAGACTTATTAAATTTTATGATAATTCATTATTTAAAATGATAAAGGACTTTACACCAGCTAGAACTAGTTTAGCAACAGGAATAATTATAAAACAAACACTGTTAGAAAGGAATAAATATCCTTTACCTCAAGCAACAATTAATAGTGAAGTTACATTTGTAGGAAGTCCAACAACCAGAACATTAAATATAAAATATTAATGGCTTTACAAGATATAACAATAACCGGTTCAATCAATAGCATACCTACTCAATCGTATGGGCAGAAAACATATCTTTCATCTACTGATGACCAGTCATTTCCTTTAGAACAAATAACAGGAAGTAATGGTGGGGCTTTACCTAATTTTAACGGACAATATTCAACAACTGATTTATTTGTAAATATAACTCAATCATGGGTAGTGACAACTGATACTAAAGTAGGTTTAGTGACATCTGTTCATGATACTCAAGATGAATTTATAAATGGAGAATATAGTGGATCTGATTTAACTGTAACTACTCAAAGATTAACAGATGAAGATTGTGTAGAATTTTTAAATATCAATACAACTGAAATATTTTATGATCCTTTTTTCTATAGTTCAAATGTTACCTCACTACCCACATTTTTAGATTTAAATACATCTCCAAATGCTGGGCAAATATATTTATTTTGGAATTATACTCCTCCAGATGTAACTTTTGGAATAGAATATGGAGTTAGTAATCCACCTGAATCCCCAATCTAACAATTAAAATAATAAGATGTCTACAGCTATAGCCACAGGTAATATATCATATGTAAAAATTAGTAAAGGTAATTATGATATCTCGTTACAAGAACTAAATAATTTGCGTATCAAATTTAGTGATTTAGGTATAATAGATTTTCCTATACTTTCTATAACAGAGTATCCTACATATTTTTTATACCAAATATCACCCCCAGCAGATCTTGGCAGATATGATAATAGATTTAAATCTCCTACTAACCCTAATACTAGTGCCGGGATCTATTCTTTACCTCCTAATACTTCGTCTCCTATATTTTTTGGATACACAAATACAACAGGAAGTATAGGATCTAATGGATTTTATTCATTTAGAGATAGTTATTTACCTGTAGCGATTAGTTGTTCATTTGCTGTCACTAAAAATAATACCCAAACAGGAAAAACCTTTAATATAGTATTTACTAGTTCAGCTGGAGTAGTTAGAGAACAGATTTTTACCTTACCCCCATCAGCAGCCTCTTATTTATACCAAACTTCATTTTCATATGTTCCTACATCTAGTGGAGCATATATTCCTGCTAATTTAGGTATAGCATTTGCTAGCAGCTCATTAGGTATAAATTTAGATATATCATTAGTTAGTATTGATTTAACTATTAATCAATATAAACTAAGATCAATAGATAATAATATTTTAAACTATTACACCTCAGCATCTAATAATACAAACCAATCTGGTAGTATAATAAAATACAATTCAGTTGCTGGAAATACTTTAAATTACTTAAATATATCTTCTGGAATTTATACTTCTGGAGACACACCTAATATTCCTGTAATAATAAGTGCGTCTGCTGTTTTAAACTCTACAATAGGCACCTCAGATACTGAAATAGTATTATATAATTTAAATCAAAACGGTTTATTAGGTACCCCAGTGACTGGATTTTCATCTACAGCTATATCTATATCACCTGGAGGAAGTGGTTCAGTGTACTTATCAGGAAGTTTTGTTCCTATAGAAAATAGTAGATATGTTATAGCTATTAATGATGATTCTCCGTCTCCCGCAGATATAACTGCTTCGTATGCTAGTTTTTTAGTTACTCAATCTATTTCTCCTTATACTAGTTCTAATTTAACAGTTTTAGAACCATTTTTTGAATCAAGATTTACTAATAGCGATTGTGATGTATTAATGAATAATGCTACTAATCTTGAGTATGATAATTTATTTATGAAAGTAAATTATGAAACTGGACAGTTTATCCCAACAAATCAAGAAGAAATTCTTAATTATATAGCAGAAAAAGCTCCAGTAAAACCATACAATTATAATTTATTAAGTCAAATTCTACCTAGATATAATGGAGTTAGAACTACGCAACAAGAAGAAAATAAATGGACAGAAGGAGACTCAGGATACGGAAAATCTCCATCAGTACAAATATTAAGTAATTATATAGCTTATTTTGAGTGGATAGGAGGTACATCACCTGAATTAATAAATAAGTCCGCAGCATATATTAAATACTTAATTGATAAAGATGGTAATACATCTGTACCTTCATTTTCAAGCCCATATTATTATAATTTAATAGATAATTTTGAAACAAATAAAAATGTTATTTTATCATTAAATACTACTGAAGGTTCAAATGCTTATAAAGATACAGGACCTGTTCCTATAATTAGGGCGGGAGCACTACCAATGCCTATTTTAGCTTCACAAACAAGTAGTAACGCTACAGTAATAAGCCCAATACGTTTTATAACATCATCTTTAAGTATCCCAGATTATAGTAACTTCTTTTATCATTCAACAGGAGTTAGTCCTAATATTAACTCTAACACAACCGCAGTATTACCGTTAGATACTGAAAGTATTTCTAGTCCTAATACAACTCTTAGTAGTAATACAATCGAAATAGATACCACATCTAATAATACACAGATTCGTTTTTTACTTTGGAGTGATACATTTATAAATCAACTAACCGGAGGAACAACAGCTGAATTCGCTATTAACTTTCAAAAATATAATGGATCAACATGGGACAATATGGGAACATATACTGAAACATCTATATTAGCAGGTAACCCACAACTAGCTAATCCTGGATTAGCTAATAGTTATTTATCAGATAATTATGGAGGAGGTTTATCAACTTTACCATTCATACCTCAAGATAATGACCAATATCGAGTTGTCATCACAAACTTATCTCCTGTAGCTACTCTTAGTGTTTTAGATTATAGCATTTATTTACTTCAGTCTCCAAGTTCTACTACAAGTATAACATTCCCTACTAGCCCATATTTTACAACAGGCTCTAATTCAAAATATATTTTAACAGGATCTGATTTTAATACATTTTATTATCCTGGCTCTCCACTTACTCAACAAGAGATAACAGGTTCGGGATATTTTCCATTTTTACCATTTGTTATTAAACCTAATGATCAGATTAGATTTGAAGGAGATGAAAATCAAGTATATAATATTATAGAAGCAGTTCCCGTTTCTCCCACTAATACTAATTTTCATATAATTTTAGATAGAAATGTTATAGATGGAACCAACATTAATTCATTCTTAATTCGAAGATTAGACCCAAATCCAAATTTTGTAACATTAGATTATAATACTGCTACTAATTCTGTGGGAAAAGGATTTATGTTACCACAATATGCTACTAATGAGTTACAACAAAATTATAATAAGATAATTGAAAAACTTAAAACAGACGGACTTATATAATAT